TGCTGCATTTGGTCAGCATATTGAGCTTTAGTAAGCAAAGGCTGAACCCCTGCTCTCATTTCTTCTTCACGTTTCCAAGCGTATTCTTTTAGCTTTGGATCAGCGGTTGTCCAGGCTTCGTGATAATCCTTCTTCCACGATGCTGGCGGTCTTTCCCAAACTGGTGGCTCTGCCGGTGGCTCAAGATTAGGTTGTTCCTGCGTCCTTACTGCCTCGACTGGTGCTTCATTCTGAACCTCATCGAACTGCTGTGACAGTAATTCTCGACGATCTGGCTGTTCAGTATTTTCCAATTGCATACCCCTTTAGGTAAATTTACGGCGAAGTTGTGAAAGAACTTGATTTGCCTGTTTATGCGTCATGTTCGCCAGCTGCTGCCGCATGACTTCCCTGCGTGTGTCAACAGGCGGTGGCAACTTGGTTTCCATCTTCTCATTGCCCACTTCAAAGCAATTATGTTGACGCAAGTGTTCCCGATGTATTGACCGGCTCGTAATCATTGACCCGTCAATCATGGATTTGTAGGGTTGAATGTCTGGCATCACCATTGGGCCAAGGCTCTCGTAATGCTCTTTTGAGCCTTTCTCAACCAGTTCGCCATTAACGTATATGTATGTTTTTTTCATAAAAATATCAAAACATCTTCATCGTCAATTTCAATTAACGTATCGTATATTTGTTGAACTTTTGCGTAATTTTGCATCATTGAATCAAAATCAATTGAATTGAATTCTTGATTTAAAAATGGTGCAACAATTTCTTCAGCAATCTTTGGCTTGCCCTCTACAATCTGTTCAAACAAAGCAATAATCTCATCTCGTTTTGCTTTGTTTTTAGTTGCTAATCGTTTGCGTTCCGTTTCTTCTTGTTTTTTACGTTTCCCACCATCGTGAAAATCATAAATAAGAATAGGCTGCGGCAATCCAACAAGCACAGATGCAAACGGTAATTGGCAAAATGCTGATAAACCAAACATACTAATACCCTTTCATCTGTTCATCAACGCCTGCACAGAGCCAGAAAAACAATCCGACTATTGCGGCTGGTATTAGGAAAAGCAGCCAGATCATTCCGTTTCAACCTGTGGCTCGACCTGAGATTTAACCTGTTTGTTAATTTTTAGCACCAATGGGTATGCACCTGACTTTGTTGGTAAGTCACCAAGCACTTGCATGATGGCATTGACTTCCTCAATCGACAGGGTAAGTGTTACGTCTTTCATTTATGCGCTCCAAGGCATTGCAGGGGTTTGAACGTGTTGTTGTGCATAAGCAATCTGTGCATCTACGTCTGCTTCTGCGGATGCTTTGCCGTCCTCGCCGATTGAGGCAAATACCCAGTCTAAGACTTGAGTTTCAGTTAGTTGGTCGTATGGCGTAAACGGTACGGTAGGGTCAAGTTTAAACGCTGTTGAGCCAGATAGCGAGCCGGTATAAGCATCGACTATCTCTGATACGCTCCAAGCTGCGGAGCAGACGAAGTTTGTTTCACCTTCAGCCTGTGGGTATGTCTGTAATTGTGTAATAGACCACGTTTTCATTTATTACTCCTTAGTTAATAATTAAGAAATTAACCCGTGTTTCTGCTGTGGCTGCTGCACTAGCGTGTAGAGTAAATGATCCAGCTCCTGCAACAGCCGCTACAGACTTGAGCGTAGTGTCATTCGTGCCTACAGTACAAACAATAATTGAACTTGTGGTAACACGGCTGTTCGTCACAACAAGAGAGGTTGCAGCGGCAGCAAAGTTGACCGTTCCTGCGTTTTTGTTGATAGTCTGAGCGCCTGTTGTGCCACCCGCAGTGACCGTCTTATCAAGCTGCATATCCCCTGCAAAATAATTATCAGCCGTACCAGCAGCGTAGAAGTTGTAGCGACCTGTGCCGCTTGCGATGGCAGAGTAGAAGCCGTAGTTGTTGGTTGCGCCTGTTAATGAAGATGTAGCATGAAAACCATATTGATTGGTTACAGTGCTATCCGCATTCAAAGTTCCTTGCGCTGCGCTATAACCATACAAACTTGTAATTGTGTAAGGAGTCCCGCCATTTGCCCCTGTTGCAATCGTACTTCTAAAAGAATATACGGCTATCGGCGTACTTGCAGTTCCGATGGCACTTGAAAAGATATTGCTTCCATTGTCGCCAGCAAAGGTCTTAGAAACTCTTAAACCATAAGAAGCGCCTAACGATGTTGTACCAATGCCAACAGCGCCCGTAGAATCAATACGCATACGCTCAGTCGGACTAGACGCGCCATCAGCCGTAGTAGAGAACACCAAGCGACCGGGCATATCGTTTGTGCCGGGGGTTCCGTCTACGGATGCGAGAATTGATGCGCCAACAACAAAATCAGTTCCATCGTCACCGTTAAAATTGATTGCCCCGATAGCATCGCCACTGGCAACAGAAGAAAAAGACCCTATAGTTGCGCTTCTGCTTCTGCTAAGTATCACAGATGGTGCTGGAGATACTGCTGAAGATTCCCACACAAAACTAGCTAACCCAGAAGCAGTGGTAGCGTTAGCGTGAGTTTGAATAAGTGGAGTTCCTTGCGTACCTACATAATTATCAGTTACGACAGGACTTGTATACCCACGAATCACAGTTCCATCGGCAGTCACCACAAACGGACTTGCATCAGGGTTAGCACTATCCTCGACTAGCAGAGCATTGCCTGCACCAATCTGCGTAATTCTCAAACCATCAGACGCGCTATTAACCGCAAGAACCGTCGCGCCATCGTCAGCAATCGTGACGGCAGAGTTCTGGATAATCTTGCCAGTCGTGCCATCAAAGCGAGCTACGGCGTTATCTGTTGCCGAGGCGGGACCATAAACATCGCCTGATGCAGCGGTAGACCATGACAACACACCTGAGCCATCAGTAATCAACGCCTGACCCGCTGTGCCGTCATCGACAGGCATGGTTAATGTGTAGCTTGACGCTAAAGTCGCAGGCGCTTGAATGGCTACATATTCGCCACCCGTTGTGTCTTGCAGACGCAGATCACCTTGGGCTGTAATGTCTAATTGAGTAGCACTTGCCGATCCCAATGGAATCGCGTTGCCGCTTGCGTCTTTATAAATTGATTTGCTTGCTGGCTGCGTAACAAATACGTTTTTAACGCCTGCAACAAAGTTAATAAAACTTCCCGTGTTTGAGGAAATTAGCGTTGTTCGTTCAAGTGTGCCTGCGCCAACCGTGCCAATGCCGACTTCCCATTGTTCGGTAGTTTGACCGTTAATTGTGTAATAACAAGTATTGCCGTTGCCGATTCCACTTGAGAATGTTTGATAACCCGTCTGTGCGCCAGCTAAAGCAAACGTGCCCAAGCCCTCGCTAGTAGACGTTTCTAAAACTCTATCTGCGAGAACAAGTGCCATTATTGAATGACCTCCACACCGATTGCTTTACCGTCAGCGCCACGCACAATGCGTTTTGGTGCTGCCATCACATTCACCGCGCCATCAATTTTAGACATAGTTTGAGCAATCATGTTTGCCAAATTCATCTGAACTTGTTGCATTTGCTGCATTGTTGCAGACATATTTTGATTCAATTCCATTTGCATTTGTTGCATTGAATTAGAAACAGCTTGACCAATTTCCATTGTGGAATTTTTTGCTGACTGGACTTGTTCTTCAAGGTAAGGGATGTCAACGCCAGGGTTTGCAGAGAGCCTTGCAACCATAATACGGGTTGACGCATCAAGTTTGGCTCTGCGATCCTCTGCTTCAATTTCTGCCTGTTTCATTGCTGTTTCTGATTCAATTTGTGCTTGTTTCATTGCTGCCTCTGATTGCATTTGTGCCTGTTTCATTGACGCTTCAGATTCCATTTTGATTACCTCTGGATTTGGTGGTGGTGGCTGCTGTGCCATCATTTGCTGCTTTTGTTTAAGTTCTTCCATAGCCTGGTCGATTACACCTTCAATCGGTGCGGCTTTCTTATATGCGCCGATACCAAACTTAACCAGCTCAATCAACATAGGCACTAACTCTGGCGCTTGTTGACCCATTGGCAACGCTTGCGTCAAGAACCCACCCATCGCTTGCAAGAACTCTACTCGCTCACGTTTGTTTTGGTTCTCGTCGATCTGCACCAAGCTATCTGAATCCACTTGGATACGGAACGAACGTAATGGCTTGTCTTGGATTAGTTGTAACGCCTGCGGGATCAGCGCCTGATCTGCTGGCTGCATACCTTGTGCGGCAGCGTACATAAGGATCGTTGTGGGCTGAAACTTAGTGCAAATAACTTGTGCTTTTAACTGGAATAATTCACTCGCAAACAGGGCAACATCTTCTTGCATCGAGCGCAAGCGCAGTCCTGCATACTGACCCTTAATCTGTTGTGCCGTAGCGGTTTCACTAGCTGCTGTCTGTCCCCGAACAATGTCACTAATACCTGTGATTTCATAGATTTGGTTTTTGATTTCATCTCTTGCCCTATAGCATTGCAGCAGAGCATTTGAGAGGGTATCCAAAGGCAGCAAGTCAATTGACCCTTTAAGACCGCCTTTCTCAGAGAACGCCATCCACTTATCAACAGGAATAAGTGTATTGTTATCGCCTTCAGTTAAAAGACGCTGCAAGGTAGGTTGTGATGCGTCATATACACCACGCACACGCAACGCCTTAACTAACCCGTCAATACGGTCAGTCAGAATGTCTAGCTCTGTGGCTTGATCTTGATACAGTACAAAGTCTGGCACAGGCACAAGCGTGTCGCTCGTCATTGTGGCGTACAAGGGTTTGGCACACGGAAAAAAGTTTTCTAACTCTAACGGATCGTCACGCTCGTCAAGAATGTTTGGGCAACTCTTGCTAATCCAATACACTTTGCCACTTTCTTTGTCCCAAATTTCGCAAATCTTAGCCCTTGTAAAGTCTTTAGATTGGGTCGAATACTGTTTGTTGGTTTCCGGCCCTGCATCCAAAGGTATCTTTTTAGCCATTTCCTCGCCAAATCGTTCAGCAAGGCTTTCTTTTGTCATGTATACCCAACGCCAAACGCTTGTGACTTCTTCCCATGTTCTTGCAACTGAATGACCAAAGTCCTTCCAATGCACATAATCGGTAGGCGCACACTCGTATTCAATTTCTTCTTGTGGCTCGACTTCTTCACCCAAAGCGCCATCAATGCCAAGCATTGCAGTTTTGATTTGTTGGCCTTCGCTGTCAACTTCATCCACATCTTCGGTCACTTGCAGCCCATCTTCAGGGATGTCTTGCGTCCGAACGTGCGGCTCATAGCGTACCCATGCCACGCCTCGACCACCTAAGAACCGATCCTCAACTGCGTGTTTCATTGTTGATCTGAAATCGGTGTAATGCTCAATCTCAAAGTCCAATGCACGTTCAATCAATTGACTAGCAACACGAGCAACTGGGTCATTATCGCCAAAGCGTCTTGCAACGTCTGCTTTTGGCAATCGAGCGTATACGGCAGGGATTAGCGTCTGTACGTTAGACCACAAAATATTAAATTTAGCGGTTTCGTTAGTGTTTTGATTGCGGTTGTCATCACGATAACGCTTAACAATTTTTTGTGTGCGACCTTCCCACTTTTTAAACTCATTGTCGTATTGGCTGATTACATTTAGCCACTTTTGAACGCCTGTAAGTGCTTCCATTACATTCTCGCAAAAATTACGTCACGGTTTACCCGCCCGACAATCTCATAGCCCCAATCTTGGAGTAAATTGATTGTGTCCTCGTCGGTGTACCCATAGCGACTGCCCAAGCCTTTCAGCTCAAGCGTGATAACTGGATACGTTCTCTTTATAGTCTGTTCAGCGCCCAAGATAGCCAGGTGCTCGTAACCTTCAATGTCTAGTTGAATAAAGTCGCAATCGTCTACCTCTAGGGCATCAATTGGCATAACTTTAATATCGTTGCCTGCCTTTAACTGATGCGCCCCAATGTTCTCAGGATACGGATGATCGACTGCCGCTGTGCCGTGTTTGTCACCAAATGCTGCCCAATGATGCTCAATGTTGTCGTGGCTTGCGACATTCAATAGCAGATATTGATAATTAACCGTATCAGGCTCGACTGTAATGACACGCTCAAATTGCCCTGCCATCGTTGCAGGATAAACACCGATGTTGCCGCCTGCCTGAATGACGGTGCGAAACTGGTTCATGTGGGTATAGCTCACATTCAAATCCGGCAGCTCAGACAAGATTGCTGGCAAACAGCACTCGTCAATATCGGGAACTTGCCAGCCTTCAACCAATTTCATACGGTATCCTTGTTTGTTCCCACGGTCTAGGTTTACCGTGAAATATCACCACTTTGGCATCGTCTAGCCCTTTTGGTAGCACATCAGCCTTAAAGCTCACAATTCCATCTGCGATGTCTTGCCAGTACGTCACTTTGTCCCGCAT